GGGCATAGGTTTCGTCACGCCGGCACCTCCATCCGGGGACCGGCGACGTGCATGGCAGCCAGCCCGCCAGCCTCGTCGTAGATGAACAACTCCATCGCCCGACGCTGGCCCAGCCAGCCGTTCACGGCGTGGTAATCGTCTGCCGGCCCGAGCGACGGCGCGACCCGCACCAGAACCCCATCGAGGGTTTCGATCGGCCGTGACCACTCGGCCGACTGGTGGTGGAGGTGGCCGGTGTGGATCTCTCGGTAGGGGCAGCGGGCCCACGCCTTGGCCGCCTCGATCGCCATGAGCTGAGGCAGCTTGCGTTTAGCCCGATGCCCGTGGACGAACCCCAGAAGATTGCGGCCGTGGTCGAGATACTTGCGGGGCGTGAACTTCTCGTCGATGCGGACCCGACCGCCGGACTGGTAGCGTTCGACGAGCAACCGATGCAGGGCCCACGTCAGCGTCTCGTCGTGGTTGCCGTTGACGATAACCACGTCGGCCGGTGCGATGCCGCTGGCATCATCGACCACGCCGATGATGGAGTCGGTGCCGACGCCGATCATCTTCTGCAGCCGACCGTCACGCTCGAGCGGCGTGCCGCTGGTGGTGGTCCCGGCCGGAGAATCGTAGTGCATCAGATCGCCAAGCATCCCGACGGTCATGCGGGCCGGTCGGTATCGAGCGGCCAGCTCCAGCAGCTCGCGGGATGCGTCGGCGACCAGTTGGGCCGCGATGTCGAGATCGTAGTCGGCCTCGCCGGTCGTGCCCTCCCAGCAGTATTTTCCGAAGTGAGTGTCGGCCACGACGAGCACTGCCCACGGCCCAGACTTTGACTTCGGCAGCGGCTTCGCCTTTACCCGCCGGCCAGCCAGCGCCGACGCGATCATCGCCTCAACGCACTCGCGGACGCCGGGGCCGGGCTTAGGCTTCAGCCGCACGAACACGCGGAACAGCTCGGTCACCTCCGGCCGCCCGGTCTCGCGGTTGACGCTCATCCCCTCCCATTTGGTCGCTTCACTCTGTGCCACCTGGTATAGCTCAAGGTCAGCCTCGATATGCCTCAACAGATCCTCGACCGTGCGGATCGTCCGCGAGACGCTCCGGGCCTCGACGTTGTCGCCCTCGGTGCGCCTGGTCACATGCTCGGCCTCGGCCGCCGGTGAAGGCTGCGGAAGGCTGGCGACCACGTCAGCTATTAGCGGCCGTCGAGCCATCTGGTCACCGTAGAGGAGTGTGCGCTAATGCCGCGGTCAGCGAGAGTCTTTGCAATGGCTTTTGCCAGCCCGGTCTTCGTTGCGCTGATCCGGCCAGCGCGAAACTCCGACCGAATCTCCTCTAGTTCCTTGAGAATCTCCGGCGGCAGCACGTCGGAAAAACTCTGCCGCGTTCGCCGTGGCAGATTCGTCAGCACGTCATCGAGCAAACCCAACGTCGCCATGCCGCCTCCGCATACAGTCAGTTTGCGGATAGGTGTACGGGTGTCAACCGCTGTTTTTTTCGGCTTCAACCGGCCCCCACTTGCCCACTGGGCACGACTGATCCGCCCAGTGCAGCTTGGATATGTAGGCCCGTTCGCGGCTGATGCCGCAGCCGCATTTAGTGCAGACGTTGGCAGCGAAATACTCGCACGCCGTGCAGATGGCGTGCCGATCGGCCACTTGCTCGTCGGTGCAGCGGGGAGCACCGGCGGCGACGTGCGACACCGCGGCCTTAGCGAAGTTGCCCATCCGCTCGAGCAGCGGGGGGGGCTCGCTGCTAGCACGCGCGGCCCGGCGGGCATTGACCTCAGACGCTGCAAGGAGCCTGGATTTCAAATCGGATCCGCGGTGCTGTAGCTCCGCAGCCGCCAGTGGAGTCTTGTGGGTAGCCAATTGATCGCTCCATGGTTGGTTCGCCGATCGGGACGGGGTCGCCTGCTGAGATGTTCCCGCAGTTCTCCGGGGCCGCATACGTGTCAATCGTGCCGGCCCATTGGTCCACCGTAAATGGGCCGGCGCAATATTTAATCGTCTGATGCACGACGTACCACGCGGTCACCGGCGGGCTGACGTTGTTGTCCGATTCGCAGTACAGGTCCAAATACTGCTGCTCCAGCGTTTGCGTATTGGGGTTGTCGGTGCGGTAGAAAAAAAACTTGTACGGGTTGACGATCGTCCCAATGCCGCCCAGATGCTCGTAGTACAACAGATCGTTAGTCACCGGGTCGGTGACCGACATCAACTCGGGCGTGCCTAAAACAAACTCTGGAGTTTCGCCTCCCCAGAACACCCTGGTGTTGCCCTCGCCGATCGGAACGTCGCAATCCGCCGGGACGGTGCGACACGTTGGGCGGGAGGTGATGCGGAAGGTGTAGCTAACCCCGTCCAAGATGTCGTCTACGGCATCCTGCGCATAGGGAAACTCTGGCGGAAGACCCCCTGTAACACCTATGCCTCCATCAGAAATCATGTCCAAGTTCCCAAGCGAGCAAGTGCCGTCCCCGCTTAGGGTTATTGTCAGCGGCGTGGAAATGTGGCGCGACTTTTGGATGAAAGGGTCGCAAATCCTTCCTGGAGCCGACAAACACGAAGAGGGAATCTCAAACTCTCCGTAGTAACGGCGTCTCCAGATTCCAATAGTTTGATACCCTAAGCTTTCAAAACCGAACCCTGCGCCTGCCGTTAAGTCGACGCGCGCGCAGTATGCAGATTCACCGTCGGCGCCAACGCAGCAATAGACTTCAACTGATACGATCACAAACGCTCCGAACCGGTTTCCGGCCTCGACTATTTCGTGGTATCCCCCTGCTTGATGGGTGACACTAGCGGCAATCAAACTTCCAGTATTGAACGCAACAGACACGCTTTGATTGGCGAAAGGCTGAAACAACTCTTGCCCGGTAATCTCAAATGCGAGCAAGTCCGTAATCAACGAACCTGTACCCAAAGACCGGAAAACCTGATTGCCGTCGCACGCATACGGACCGTGCTTCACCGTCAGGACAGATGGCTCAACGACTTCTATGAAGTAGCTGCAAAAGTTCTGGCAGAAGCACAACGAGTCCGGCGGCGGCGGATTCTCGCAGCAGCACGTTTGGCTGCCAGCCACTTGACCACCAACCAGCAACGGCATCCCGCCCTTGAGTCGGATCTCCACGCTCAGGTGATCTCCAACGACGACACCACCACCTCAAGCCGGTCGGCCGCCGACGCAAGAGCGGACACCGAATCCCCTTGCCGCACCGCCAGCGGAGCCGTCAGCACCTCGAGCCTTGTGCCGGTCGCCACGTTGACGTTGGCCGCGAGGGCGTACCCTGTGGCCCCCTGGTGTAGCCGCACCGTCACCGCGGCCGCGTTGGTCAGATCGATATTGGCAACGCTGATCGACCGGATCAGCGTCACCCCGGTGGTCCCGGTCGTGCCGGTCACGCCCGTGGCGACGTAGGTCGTGCCGGTGGTGGAAAGCCGATAGCCACGGCTGGCAAATGCTTCTGGCATGAGAACCTCAGAGGAAATAACTGGTGGCGTAGGACGGGTTGCCGGAGCACTCGGTCACGGTAAACCACTTCAGATCGGTGTCGCAGCCGCTCGCACCCGTGACGGCCTTGCCGTGGCCGAGGAGCTGGTCGGCCCCTGTGGTGTGGCCGGAGATGGACTCCGACATGCGCTCGGTGCCGAACAGCAGTAGCGCCCATGGAGTTCCAGGCCCGGTGGTGCCGGTGGGAATCGGCCCGGTGGCACCGACCCACATAATCCGGAACGGGCCGGAGTCGGCCGACTCCATGTAGCCGATCTCGTTTGTCTTTGGCTTGGCGTATTGGTGACCGGTGCATCGCATCTGCACCCTCGCCTGCACAACTCCGTTGATCGCCCCCTGCCCGATCTCGCCGGCCGGGATCGGCTCGACGGCTACGGCATAAGACTTGGTGTCTGCGGACCCGAGGCCCGGCACCACGCCCACCACGCCGGGCCACGACTCGAACGAGTCCACGTCTGGGCCGGTGACTCCGGTCGGTGTCTCGAGCAGTGAGTCGATTTGCAGCACGCCCCACCGCTCCAGAGTGCCGGTGGTAAAGTTTTTCATCCGCACAGTGAAGTTGGTGCGGGGGAAATCGGCAGTCTCGCCGACCGCCCGCGGGTGAAACTTCACCTCCTCGACGAGCTTGTTCCACGTCGACGCGGCAATCTTCACGGGCTGGCCGGGCCGGACGTGCCGGAGGGGGTTCATGCCAGCCCCTTTGCTGCGTCATTCATGGGCTGCGTGAACGTATTCCCGCCGACAAGATAGAACCGCGGCCAGAAAGTCCCTATCTCTAGGTCGGCGAAATCCTTCCGGGGATGTACCTGGTCGACGTAGACGTACTTCGCACGCTTGACCGGAGACCCGCCGGCGCTGGCGTCGCCGTACTGCACCCACATAAAATCTTGCCCGTCTTTCTCTGCGACGGTCACGTTCCCGATCTTAAAGTTTTTGCGGTTGGCAGTCGCCGTGAACGAATAGGAAACCGGCACCATTGTCGATGATCGATTGGTGTCGAACTTAGCTCCGAGGAACAGCACCTCACCAGGGAGGAACGAACGAAATGCCTTATCGTTCACCGCCCCGCCCATGTCGTGCAGCTTGATCCCGTATGGCGTGTTCAGCCCGGGATCGCCTGCCGACGTTGTGTTGGTTGCATCGGGCTCGCTGCCGTTGACCAAATACCACGCCGGGACCAGCCATGTCTCGGTCCACGAAAACGACGGGACCGCCACGTCGATGCCGCCGACCCTGCCGCCGGACACGTTGATGGCACCCTCGGAGTCTGGGGCGGTCTCGCCCTCGGCCGCATAGCCCGTGCAGATTGGCTCTTCGCCGTCGTCATCCACCCACGCCGTCGTGATGTGCTCAGTCTTCGTGGACGTGTCTACGGACAGCCCGGCCGGGATCATTTTTACGCCGCCCGGGCCTTCAATCCCGAACTCGTCCGGGTAAGCCTGGATGCCGGCATTGCCGTAGGTGGCCTCGATCTCATACCACCCATTGCCGACCGGACGCGGCACCAGGCTCGTGCGGACGTGGCCGTCGTAGTAAAGGGGGGCGAGCGATGCCGCCTTCTCTTCGGCCTTCGCGTAGTTCTCGATTGAGTGGACGAGCCACCGCATCGAGACATCGCGAGACATGAGCCCGTCGGTGCTGGTCGAGACTTGACCAGACCCGGAGTCGATCCGTTCGATTACTTCTGGGGGCAGTGTGGGCATCAAAATACTTTCAGATGAATGCGACGCCGGCCCCATAGCCCTCGGCCATCTTGCGGAGCAGGCTGTTTGACTCCTCTGTAGCCATAGCCGTTCGCTCGGCAGCGGAGATAAGATCTCGGTCACTGGTGGCCGCGACACCAGCGGCAGCCACCGGGCCGCCCGAGGCGATCCCAGCCCGCAGGCCCGCGGCGTTGGGGACGACCCGTCCTGAAGCCACCAGCTCCGCGACGCCGTCGGCGGTTCGGGCGGTGTTAGCCGCGGTCTCTTCGGCCACCGAAAGGGCCGGGCCGATGGCGAGCCGGGAGGCGACGCCACCGAAGAATGTTCCAAGGGTTTCGCCGGTGCCGAGAGTTGGCCTAGCGGCCATCATCGGGCCGCCGCCCAGCGGCCTTCGGTTTACGTCCCTGGTGATTCCGGACCGATTCGCCATCTCGGTGGCTTCGGCCGCGGCTTGCGATGAAGATGCCGCCCACCACGCCAAGCCTCCCACGGCGGCAAGGGCACCGGCAATCCACCCGACGCCTGGAATGGCGAACAGGGCAACGCGAAGACCGGCGAGGGCGGTAGACAGCCCGCCGATCGCAACCGTAAATGCCCGCGTCATCGTCGTTGCGGTCACCCCGGCCGTAATGTATCCAGCCAGGGCGAAGTTGGTTGCCTGGAGCAACGCACCAAGCCCGAGGGCGGCGACACCGACAGCAAACATTCCGCCGGCCAGCCCAGCCATAACTACGGTCAGGCCCGGGACGGTGGACATAAGCCTCGAGTATGTGTCGATGATAAAGATTGCGGCGTCCGCGGCCATCCGGACCGCCCCCGTGAATCCGCTATCGGCAAAGGCGATCGCCAGCCGCTCAACCACCGCCATCAGTGAGTTGCCGACGCCGGTGAGCTGCGACATCGCGATGTCAAACTTGTCGGCCACGGTGCGGGACGTTTCCATCGCGTCCGCAATGCGATCGAAGCCCTTCTCGCCCTGCTCCGCAAACGCATGGATCACGCGAATACCGCGAACGTCGAACACGTTGACGAGCGCCTCGTTTGTAAGCATGGCGTCGCGGGCGGACCGGTCCATGTTCTTCATCGACTTGGCAAAGATCTCTGCGATCTGGGCAATCGGCAGGAGCTTGCCTTGCTGATCGACCAACGATTCCATCGAAATACCAAGGCTCGCGAGCGCCTCCTTTGCCTCGTTGGTGGGGGCGAGCAGCTTCACGAGCAGCGTCTTGATACCGGTGCCGGCCTCCTCGCCTTTGATTCCGTACCGGGCGAGAATCGCTATCCCTTGCGACAAGCCGAACAGCGATTGGTTCGTGCCCTTCGCAACGCTCGCCACGAGGGCGAACGATTCGATCATCGCGGCGATCGACGTTTCGCTCGAATCTGCGGCGGCGGACAGAGTGTTTGCTGCATCCTCGGCGCTCCCGCCGAAAACATTCATCGCGACTTTCATGAACTCGGCGGCCTGCGCGGCCTCGACGCCGCTGACCTGGGCAAACTCAACAGCCGACCGGCCAGCACCACCCAGAGCCTCCTCGACCGTCATGCCGGCCTTGATGAGCAGCGTGAATGACTGGGCGATCCTGGTCGCTGAGATACCCATAGTGCGGGACAGCCGCAGGGCCTCGGCCCGCACCCGGGCCAGCCCCTCGTCGGAAAGGTCGGCCGTGGCCCCCTTCAGCTCTAGGAGCGAATCCTGGAACGTGGCGGCAGACTGTGCGGCCAGGAGCATCGGCAGACCCATCGCGGCCCCGCCGATTGCCATGCCCGTGCCGGCCCGCTTGAGCGTGCCCGACAGCCGGACGATCGAATGCTGAGTTTTCTTGAGCGTTCTCGTGAACTTGTCGTCGTTCGCCGAAATCTCGATGAATGCCTTGCCGGCCCTTACTGCTCCAGCACTCATATGATGTCTTTCAGCTCCTCGCTGCTGATCGTTTTCACCAACTGCTTCGTGCGGTCACGCATGGGGTGAATCTCGGCAGCGTCATACGGTCGCGGGCGTTTCTTGGGGTCTCGGTGGATCTCTGCTAGTTGGGCGAGGAGGCTACTGGTGTGGTTCCACAGTTCTCGCTGCCGGCCTTTGACTGCGGCGAGCAGCTCGCGGAGGGACCAGGGGCCGGGGTGGACGCCGACGACGCCGGCGAGTTCATAGCCGAGGCACCAGATGTCCACCGGGCCAGCTCCTCGTCGATCGCCGCCTCGATCTCCGGCATCCTCTCCTCCACCGCCTTTTCCGCCGCCGCGTCGACCTCCCGAACCTTCTTGACCGCCACCGTCAGGATCTTCTGAACGCGGGTCGGGCAAAAAAAAACCATCTCGTCGAGCAGTGCGTTGTAGGAAGCCTCGAGCGTCTTGCCGTCGAAGGCCCCATAGAACGCCTCCGGCGTCAGGTTGCGGGCCACGGCTTGCGGCTCGACCATGCACCAAATGACCTGGCCCAGCACGAACGGGTCCGACAGTTGCTCCAGACTCTTCCGCTCCTCGGTGGCGAGATCAAAGAGCGACACGCCGGTGTGTGCCTTCACGCGGGCGTAGGAAGCGTAGGTCGCCACCAGATCCCAGGAGCGGTCGGCGTTGTCTTGAAAGGTGTGCATTTAGTACGACCCTCCCGATCCGGGCGGGGGCGTCCAATCGGGTATTGGCGGGGCCTCGTAGTTCCACTCGCGGAGTTCAAATCGTGGGATCACGGCGTCGTTCAGGGGTTCGTCTCCGTCAATGCCGTGGATCGTGAAAGGCCGGCTGATGTCAAACAGCCCGCCCGTCAGTTCAACGTCAAGGATTCGCGGGAGGTAAAAAACAGAACTTCCCACCTCGGTCCTCTCCCATCGATTCGCAAACAGAAGCCTCGCCTTGGCAATGTCTGGAAACGAAAACATGATCTCGTAGGTTCGCCCGACGACCACCGTCGACGACCCGTACCCGTTGAACCCGGATGCGTCGACCTCGGTCACCGACTCGCGAACGCTGACATCGGACACGCCCTTGATCTCGGTGCCCTCGATCGTGAGGACGCAGTTCGTGCCGAGAACGTAGGTAATGGGCGCCGGCATCAGTCACTCCCAAACTGGATTAGGCGACCTGCGCCCCAGCCAGCCGCTTGAGCGTGATGCTGTATTCGATCGCACCGTCCACGACCTGCGGCTCGCCGATGTTGTTGACGTAGTAGAGGCCAGTGGAGAGGCTGCCCGTAACGCCGATCGACACGACGCCGGTGCTGTGAATGCCCGCCGTGTGATCGAAGCAGACCACCTCGACAGTGGTGTTCCAGCGAACGGGCACGAACTCTTGGATGTAATCGCTCCCCCTGGTCGTCACCTCGGCCTCGGCTGCCGTCTCGCGGGTGATCGTGACATCCTTTACGTTCGCGTTGGTGATCGTCGTCCCGAACGTAAAAAGTTGGTCTTTGCCGAGCTTGTATGAGTGTGCGACTGGCATGGTGCGGCATTCTCCTGTGCGGTTTCGGCGGCGACCGCCACCTGAACGTCAGTATACCAGTTTGCTATCCGCGGCTGACGGTGAACCCGGACCGGGAACCGGCTGAACTCTTGAACTGGCCGGCGAAAGCCTTGGCGATCGATCCGTTGGAAATACAGAACTCCATAGCCGGTTTCATAAACGGCCGTGCCGGGTAGGTGGTCGACTTGTGCTCGAACGACCGCATCGGCCGCCATCGCGATTGGTCGCGTGGCATCTGCCCGGCCGGCAGCTTCATGATGATCGGGCTCCTCATGCCGCCCCTCAGCGTCTTGATCTGCGGGATGAAAGCCCACGTCTTGAGTTTGAGCGTCCCGCCGAACTCGTGGAGGTAGGGGATCATGCGGCCCTTCTTCGACGGGCCGACAACGACGGAGTGCGTCGATTGGTCGTAGTAGTACCAGAGGTTGCGGCGGAAGCCGAGGTAACTGGCCTGGTGCCCAAACTCCGGCGTGTGCGTGAACGGCGGCGAGCCAGCCGGTGAAGGCTTGGGATTCTGCACCTCGCGGATTACTCGACGCCCAAACTTTCCGCTCTGCACCCAACTCTTCCCGAGGACGCCCATCTGCATGAGCGTGCTGATGCCGGCCCCGGGAAAGTCTCGCCGGATCTTTGACGGGATCCTCGCCATGCCACGTCTCTTGATAATCCGCCTGACGCGGTCACGAATCAGACCGCCAGACTTGAACAGTGCCCGATGATCCATTCCCGACATGGCATCGCGGATTGCTTGCCGGTCAAAGAACAAGTCAATCGAGGCTTTCATCCCGATCGAGGGGACGTGCGGAATCATGCCGGGGACGCGAGGGATCATGGCTAGACCTTCGCGTTGGCGTAGCGGTAGGTAACGGAAATGTCGGCCAGGAAGACCCTGGCCCCCGTCACCTGGTCGCGGTCGTAGGTCACCAGATTGGTGACGTTCATCCACGCGACCCCCGGCGGCATCGTGGTCTCGCCGGCCGGCAGTTTCTTGGAGCGGATAGCGTCCACGATGTTCGTCCGCAGCTCGACCAGGTCGTCGATCTCGGCGTCGGACGCCATCCGCTTCCCGACCACGACATGAATGTCGATCTCAAACAGGTCAGCCCCGTGAGTGTGCGGCGTAACCTGGGTTTCCCCCGGGACCACCGACACCTTGAGGTCGCCCAGTTCCTCGGCCGTGTAGTCGGGGACGTAGGAACGGACGGCGTCGACGGACGCGATCGCCCCGTCGAACCGTGCGAGCGACAGGCTGCCGGCGAGCGAATCAGCGATGAGTATTTCGATGGCTTCCATGTTTGTCCTATGGTTTCGGTCCGTCCGCTACCACCATTCTCTCAATCGCCGCCACGTTCTCGGCGTGCCGCGTCTCGGCAGGGTTCCGGCGGGCCGCCTCGCGGGCGTACTCCAGGGCCTCGGCATATAGCCCCAGCTCAAACGCGGAGGAGTAGGCGAGGTCAGCAGACAGGTCGCCGTAGGCCGCCACGTCGCTGGTGTGCGAGATGTTCTCGCGGTCGCAGTGATACGCTTGGCGAGCCCAGTAGAGGGTCGCCACGGGATCGCGTTTCTGCCACCCCATCTGGGCGACGTACAGGTGGGCCTCCGGCTCCGTCGGAGCCTCGAGCATGGCGGCGAGGATATGGCTGTTCGCACCGCCTTGATCGAGTCTAGCCAGCGACCGGCGGGCGTGGGCCCGCTCGTTGGGGGCACCGCCCGGCATCTTGAGGTAGGTCGCGAACGCCGGCCCGGCCCGCTTGTCCCCGGCGTAGTCCAGCTCCCGGGCGTAGTACCAGTGCATCCGGGCGTCGGTCGGATTCTCCTCCACCGCCCGTGTGAGCAGCTCCAGGTCGCTTTTGTGAACCTTGCCCGGCTCGCGGTGATGGCGGATCACGACGTTGTCGGCGAACGTCTGCACGTCGGTTCCGGACCACCGCACCAGCCCCTCGTGCGTGGCCCCGGTCCACCGGTAGCCATGCCGCGAGTGGATCCGGTCGCACCGGAAGCAGAAGTCTTCACTCCACCAGTAGGGGTATCGGAGTTTCGTCGTTTCTGGCGTCCACGCGGTCTCCAGGGCCTCCCGCCAGCCGGGGTCGAGGGCCTCGTCGAGATCCAGTCGGATAGCAACCTCCGCGTCGGCCGGGACGTGCATCAGCGAAAGGTTGTGCGCGTCGTCCCATCGCCACGGGATCGGGGCACCGCGGGCCACCGTCACGCCGGCGGCCTCGAGCAGCTCCACGGTGTTGTCGGTGCTGCCGGTGTCGGTGACCACCCGCACGTCGGCATCCCGGCAGGATGCCTCCCACCGCTCGACGTTGGCGGCTTCGTTCCTGGCGAGGGCGTAGATGGCGATTTTCATGTGAGGATCGCCCCCTTCCTCAAGCCGTCATCGAAATACTCCACCGTCCGGGCTTGCTCGCGGGCAAACGTCTCCACCGCGGCTCGCACCTCGCGGTTGTCCACGTCGTCGGCGAGGATCACCCGGCTGCCGGCCACCAGCCGGAGATCGGCGAGAGCCCCGGCGTAAGAGTGGTCGCCATCTATGTGGGCGAAGTCCGCCGGAGGAAGCGACTGGATCGCGTGGGAGTCGACCACGACCAGGTCGGCGTCGATGCTGTGCTTCTCAACCAGCCGCCGCCAGTGGGCGAGGCAGTCGTAGGAATCGGCATCCATCGCACCGTCGATGCAGAGGTAGTGGGCACCCGGGGCCGCGGCCTCGAACGTCAGCAGCGAGTAGCCGCAGCGGGTGCCGATCTCGATCACGCTGGCGGGCTTGTGGCGGCGGAAAATCTCGCCCTTCATCGCGTAATGAAAAATCACCCTTGAGTCGCAGCCGAACCAGTCATCCTCCCGCCAGTTGCTCTCCAGCAACTTGCGAACGGCGTCGGTCCATGCCAGCGATGCGGTCACTCCCATGCGTCACCCATAATGTTGAGAACGTCGCCGATCGGTAGGTAGGCCAGCCAAGCCTCGGCGTCGCGGACACCGAACGATGCGACGATCGTGCTCTGGCCGCTAACCGCGAGGCCGGCACAGAACTCGATACTCCGCGTTTCGCGAAACGCGAAAGCCGGGGAGACCCTGGTGATCCGCCAGTCCTGGCCCTCGTCGAACATGACGAAGCGGTGTTCGTAGGCTCGCCGACCGCCGGAGACCGCCACCTCGTGGACTATTCCCCACCACAGACCCGGAGCCCACGGGTGCTCGACGAGCTGCGAGCCGCCGCGGAACCCGCGGGCCACCAGCGGGGCCTCGGCGTGGGCGGTGACCGTCCAATCGTCCCCATCCTCGCGGACGAGGCACGTCCGGCCTTGGTGGCTGCACGAATAGAGCCACTCCCGCCGGCCGGTAATCGGCATCCAGTTTTTCTCGTGCCGGCCGCTTACGGTGTCGTGGCAGCGGAGGTCGTGGATCCGGTCAAACGTCTCCAGCTTGCCGACGCCGATGCGGCACGTCCCGTCGCGACCCGCCCAGTTGCGGATCGTGGCCGACGCGATCAGCTCACCTTCCACAGAGTTGAGCCGCACGTCCTCGAGCCCCTCGACCGGGAACCCAGTGGCCTCGTAGTCGGCAGCCCAGTAGTCCCGAGCGTGCCCGTTGTCGACGAGGCAGTTGTAAGTCCGGATCGTCTCGCGATCCTCCGGCGGGATGACGTAGTTGCCCGCCTCCGCGATCGAATAGTTGCTCGACCGGACGTTGACCAGCAACCGGTCACCGTGGCTCACGACGCAAGGATTGAACAGCGACCAGCCGACGCGGGCCGGGGGCACGTCGATCTTTGTGAACTCCGCGGCGACGCCTTGGTCGGTTAGCGTCTGCGTGTACCAGGTGCGATTGGATCGCACCCGCTCTTCCTTCTCCGCAGAGAGCGGCAGCCGCAGAAGCCGCTCGCAGCAGCGGCGGCCGACCTCGTGCTCGCCACAGTGGTAGGCGTGGGCCGCGACGCGATGGAGGTGTTCGATCATGCCGGTGTTCACCTGTTCACCGGTAGCCTACCCAAATGGGCGGGGCCGTAAACCCCGGATTTTCGCCGGGGAGTGCCCTATATCACAGGGCTAGGAGACTCTGGCGGCAGGAGGGCGACGGCGTCGGCCAGGGGGATGATCTCAACCTGATCCATGAGTTCTGGCGTCATGTGGATTCCGATCCAGCCAAACAGGTCGCCCTCGCCTACGGCGGATAGCACCTCACCGTCGATCATCCAGCGGCCATCGGTGAGTTGCCTGCCGTAGCAGATATGTCGCGGATCGCCGTGTTCCTGTTGGATTTCGTACAGGGCCACAGCAACCTCATGCGGGTAGACCAACGCGAGGTCTTTGCAGTCAGCGTGCGGCATCGGGAGGGTGAGGTCGGAGAGTGTCATGCTCTGCCCATTGCTGCGTTGAAGGCCGCGAGGGCCGTGTTGTAATGGCCGACTTGCGTAGCGGTCATGGCAAGGCCGAGCGAGTAGCCGCCGAGCCTCGCGTTGGCGTAGGCCAAAACGCTTGCGTTCCTGCCGTTGTGGGCAAACACATAGATGGGGAATGTCTGACTGATCGTCTCGTTGGAACCGGCACCAGCAGAGGCTACAGAAGATGAGCCTACATACAGGCTGTTTGCCGTTGCGCTTCCAACGCCTGTCAGCAACCCTGGTGCGTAAGAGTTGCTGGAGTTGTCGGCTTGGATGAACGAGGTGGCGATGTTGTACCAAACCCAAATGCGAGTGGCTGATGCGAATGACACCAATGCCTGAAACGCGCGAGGAGAGACGCCGTCGCCGTTGGTATCGGCACCGATGAAGCCTGGGCCGCCGGAAGTAATGGACGAGACATACGAAGAGAGGTGGTAGTCGCGGAGGTTGGCGAAGTTCATCGGCACGCCAGTGTTCAGATACTTGCTACTGCCGTTGCCCTGCAAACCTGACGACTCGCTGTAATCGCCCACAAGGAACGACGGCGATCCGAGATTGGTATCGGTCGCATTGCCCAGCGGCGATCCGCCGAACGATGCAGAACGATAGAGGGGAACGAAAGCACCCTGGAAACTGCCGCAGAAGAGATTCAAACGCAGGAAGCGATCCCGAATCGAACCGCCCGGCGCGTTTTCGATGTCGGTACAAAACTGATTCACCGCCGCCGCCGTCGCGGTACTCACCGTGCCGCCGTTGCTGTACACGCGATTGATCCAGTCCTGCGCGTCCAGATTGGACACTTGCGGGGGCAGAGAAATAGCCCATTGAGCCGACAAGTAGCGTTCCACCCGCTGACGTTCTGCGGTGGTCAGGACGCGGTCGTAAACCAGCACTTGGGCTGCATCGCCAACAAAACTGTAAGCACCAAAACTCGGAAACTCTAGTATCCTCCACTCGCTAGTCCATCCAGAGAAGTTCACCGACATCGCCGCCAACGAATATGTCGCAGATGAACTGGCTGTTCGCAAAGCAGCGCGGGTTGCGGCGACGGAAACTCCTCGCACTATGTACGACGGGCTGCCGGAGTTTGACGCTGGAGACGAGGCTGACCCAGACTCTGAGGCGTCCACATAATAGGAAGACCCAGCACTCGCGGTTAGCCAAGAGCCTCCTCCTGAGTAGCGACCAGCGAAAAAGTATGTCCCCGATGTGGAGTTTGTCGGAACGCCCGTCAGCGTCATCGATCTTGAGCCATTGACAGTCACTGCCTTCCGGCCGTTGAGCGTTCCCACCAGCGGCCGACTCCCCGCCGTCGCCTGCACCGCGTGCCTGCCGTTTCCCGACTTGTCACCCCAGTACCCCACCGGATCGCTGCTCGCGGTGGCGGGAACTGTGCCGTCGCTGTTCTGAAAGAGCGTGGATGAGTCAGAGGCGTCAAGCCACAGGGCTAGGCCTTCAATGTCCGCCGGCGAGAACTCCGACGACCGACGATAGATCGTCACCGGCAGACGGGTGCGGACGCCGCCTCGAGGAAATGCACGTCGAGTCATATTTTTTGCCATGCTGATGTTTCCTCGGCTACGACACGCCCACAGCCACGGGTGCAGATTTCGGCCCCTCGCCTACGGCGTTGACTGCCGAAACTTCGGCGTTGTAGCCGCTGAAGTTGCCTTCAAACCGGTAGTATGCGCTGCCGACGATAGTGTCTGGCGTGACGTACTCGCCATCGAAGTACACGCGGTATCCAGTGATAGCAGTCCCGCCAGTGCTCGTCGGCGCTTGCCACGCGACGTTCGTGCCGCCTTCACTCGGATCGAAATATGCCCCAGCGATTGTCGGAGCACCTGGCACGGTCAGCGGGATCGTCACCGGCGAACTCTTTTCCCCCTCGCCGATCGCGTTCACCGCCGACACCCGGACCACCGTGCCACCCGAAAACGTCCCAACGCTCGTCCTCGAGGGGGCCGTCACGGTCTCCTGCAGCACGTCGCCGGCGTAGACCTTGTAGGAGGTCACGACGTACTCGCCGGTCACCACGGGAGCCGTCCACGTCACGCGAGGGCCACTGACGACTACGAGAGCTGTCGGCGGACCTGGTACGGCTGGAGTGCGGGTAGATGGGCCCTCGGTCACCATCGTGTGAATCCGCCGTAGAGTCTTATTCCTGTCCGACCACCGCCAATGATGCTCGGCCCCCGGCGGGACCATCACCTCGTAGGTCGCGCCACCGGCAACGATCCGGTCGCCCTTCTTCGGATCTTGGGCAAGGTCCGTCGTGTCAACGAAAAAGTCTTGCGTCTCCGTCCGGAGCATCTGGCCGGCGGCATCTATCGACTCCCAACGGCCAATCACGACTGTCGCACGCACTGTCCGCGTGGTGCCGATGGTCGGCTGATACGACACCTCAGTCGACAGGTGCTCACGCCGCTGCGACTGAAACCACGTCTCGCCGGCAGCGATCACGTCCTGCATGTGTCACCAGTGCGAGAGGGGCGGGCGCGGCCGATAGCGTGGCCGCACCCGCCCCCTTGCGTGGGGTCGGGTCACGAGGGCCAGAGGAGAACCGCCACCTGGCGATCGGTCGCCAGACGGGGCCGGGCGAGGTAGCCCGCAGTGACGCCGGTCGTGGCGTCGAACACGCCCGAGGCGGCGTACCACCGAACGAACGCACCTTGGGCACCGGTGACGCCGGTGGTGTGAACCGGGCCGGTCACGATGCAGTTCGTGTGCACCGCACCCAACTCATTGGCGACGATCGGACGATCGGCGACCGTGACGAGCGAGCCGAGGACGACGATTTCGCCCGCTGCCACGCCCGTCGTCGGGGTGTAGTCGAGCTTGTCGCCGTCGGAATAATAAGAAGCCATCTGAAGAACCTTTCGTAAACGGGAGTGGAGTTTGAGAGCCCCAGCCGGCAGGTTGGACCCCCGCCGGCCGGGCAAGAATCACATTACGATCAAGCGGTCGCCATCCGGTAGCATCCGCGGCTCTCAGCCTTGGCAACGCCATAGCTGAAGTGACCGCGAACCTGGATGCCGAGCTGATTGAAATCCGCATCGGCCTGCTGCACGGTCGGGAGCCTCTGGCCGTTCAGAAACGCGACCTCCATCGCCGGCAGCTCGGCCGGGTTGGCGACGAGCCACCAGGTCGATGAACTCGTCAGGTAGGACGAGGGCACAACCTGGAACCGACCAGCGAACACGTTCACGTTTCCGCGGGTCACGCTCTCGCCCGTGATGAGCACCGTCGATCCCATCATCTCGTCGGCGGTGATCTCCAGGTCCGGGGGGACGAGGATCATCGACGGCGAGATGCCCAACGGGTTACCGTCGGGATCGGTGAGCTTCTTGTAGGAAGTCACCGCCGTCTTCAAAGACGAGATCGCCAAGGCGTTTCCAGCCGCAGCCGTTTCCTTCTGATAGAAGGTCGAGTTGTTGGCCTGAAACTCGGTCCAGAAATCCTTGTTCAACTTGACCGCGGCACCACGGCCCAGCCGGCTCGGCACCTGGGTCAGAGCACCCAGGTCGTCGTTCACGATGTCGACCATCGTGATCGAACTCATACGGCCGGTCAGCTTGGCCTTGATCGTCCGAGTCTCGTCCGAGGCGTCGGCACTCTTCAGTTCGCCGGAAGGACCGAGATCCTCAAACTCAAAGCCGCCGTTGAGCCGGACGCCCGTGACCTGTTTGTAATCACTGACGCTTCTGATCGACGCGATCATGTCCCACGTCGACTCGACGGCGTTGTAGCCTTGCAGCAGGAACTTGCCGTAGGTCGCCGCGAGCACGTTGCTGATGCTGTGCGTGGCGAACCCGGCGGCTTGCACCTGGGGGAACGCACCGGCGAGAACCTCGCGGATGTTGCCGTCGTGGATGCGAGCCGGACCGGTGTAGCCGTTCCGACGGGCAGCCTCGATCAGCACCTCCTGCAGCGACGTGTGGTTTCGCCGCCGGTCAGCCGCCTCGAGGGTCTTCTCGTCGAAGACCTTCTCGACGTTGGCGAGACCGCCAGCGAGACACAGCGCCGCTTCCACCACCTTCGGCGCGTTGGCCGCGGCGGCATCGACAACGTGGATCGCGGGAGCCGACGGGCGCGAAGCCCGGACCTCCGCGATCCGCTCCTCTCGCATCCGCTGCATCACGATCTCGGCGACCTCGCCGGCGATCAGACTGGCACTGTCACCGCCAGCGGTGGCGACGATGGGCTTCGGGTCCGCGGCGACAATCGCCGTGGCTTCCGTCGTTGGCACGGCGGCCTCGACGGGCTTCTCGTTGAGCTGCTCGCTCATAGGGAATACCTCACTCGCCTCGGCGGCGATAGCCGCGGACGTTGCACCGTCCGCACCGAACAAGACCACACTCGTTTCGCGGAGGACCGCATTACGAGCAACACTGATTGGGCCGGAGAACTCGCGACCGTTGACTGTCACGCTGGCTCCCGCGGCGATGTTTTCGATTGAGCCCACGTCGGCCCCGATGCTCGCTTGCAGCGGCACGCCGGCCTTCGCGAGGGCGATCAGCTTGTCGCCGGCCGGCGTCCCGCGAATCAGTTCGCCGCGGAGCACGAGCTGGCTGCCGTCGTTGGTAGATTCCAGACTTCGTCCGATCACGCTGTCGAGCATCGACATCTCTTTGCCGTGGGCGTAGAGAATCGGGATCGGCCGCGAGGCGTCGATCTGTGCCAGATCGACCACCAGCGGATTCCTCGACCACCCCTGGCGGATCGACGCCCCGGTGTAGGCCAACAGTTCAAACGTCGGCGTCGCGGCCTCGTCGGCCGCTTGGACGTTGAGGGTTGCGGATAGTTCGATGCGGTTGTTCATGCGTTGGCGTCCTCGTTCTCTCGCTTGTAGACACCCTGGGCCCACGAGCGGCCGGCGTCACCACCCCACAAAAGCCATGCGATCCGGCCGGCAGACGGATAGCCCTCCTGGCCCTCCGACCATCCTTGACCTTGCTTGTCAACCTCGTGGCGTGCGAAGTAACTCACCATCCGCCCGATCGTGTCGAGCGAGAGAGATCGGCCATTGGCAATGTCACGGGCACGAGCCACGCCGATCGCCGTGCCGCCACGCCCGTACTCGCGTCGCCACTCCAGACCGCGGCGGGCCGCGTCGCGAGCAGCTTGCGGGGGCCGGTAGCCGTCGTCGGCCTCGATGCCGTCCACGTCATCATCGGCGGCCATTGCCTCCGGCTGGGCGGCAACGCCCAGGTCTCGCTCCATCTGTCGCTCGATCGACCGCTGCCGGAGAACGACCCGCCAGTCGCGGCCACGCTTGGCACAGACTTCGGCGAGGCTCGCCATGTTGCCGCCCACCATTGCGGCGTCGGCGTCCGCTTCCTTGAGTGGGTCGACGTGCTCAAATCCGTCCCACACCCACGTCCAGTTCCATGCCGCGAAGGGCGGGAGACCGCGGGGGATGAGCCCGGGGACGGCGACTGCTTCGTCGAGCCACGAGTAGAGAAGAGGGTCGAGGAACGTGCGTTCCATGTCGGATCGCTCGACCGCGATTCTCTTGCGATACACGAGGTAGTCGCCACGCATCGACGAGTAGTTCGCGGAGCTGGAATCGAGGGAGGCCACGATATAGGGCATACCCAACGCGGCTGCGATCTCGTTGATGAGCCGACGCACAAATGCGTCGTGGCTCGAGGTCGGATGCTCGGCTCGCATCTGGACCGGCTCCCAGCCGTCGGGCGCGGCAATCGCCATTCCGCGGACGATGGGCATCGTTTCCAGTGTCTCGAGGCTGGCGGCCCCGGACCCGTCGGCCGGCATCGTCGTCTTGAGGATCGCGGCGAACGAGGCAGCCGTCTCGGCCGCGGTCACCACGGCGAGCGTGTACCGGCGAAGCAGGGCGAACAGCTCCAGGGCCGGAGCGATCTCCGGCACGCCGCGATGCTGGCCCGGGCGAGTCGCGTGATACCAGTGGCAGACATAGTTCGCGTCGATCCAGTCGCCATCCAGCAGGAACGCTTGCGAGAGCGATCCCGGGTGCCGCTTTGAAATCCAGTAGTCGGTGACGTTGCCATCGGGATCAAACCGAACGCCGTCAACGTCATGCTCGGTGCTGTAAAACCCGGCCGGCGACATGACCTGGTCGGCCTCGACCAGTTTGAGGTCGAGCTGCACGCCGCGGAGCCGGCGATTGCTGGTCTTCAGTCCGAAAACCTCTCCGTCGCTGATCTTGGCGGTCTTGGAGATCCGCAGTTTCTTCGCGAGGTCGATCGTGTCGGCCCAATCGGACACGGCGTTCTCGACCGACCGGACCGCTTCGGGCGACACGTCAGGGCCGAGGTCGAGTTGTAGCCGGGGGCCGGTGCCGACCAGGTCGTTGCTCCAGGTGCTCGCGATGCCCGCGGCGTAGGAGTTATTTCGCAGCTCGTACCTTGCCCGATTGCGGAGGATCTGCCGGATTGCCGGCTGGAGACTCGCGTCCGCAGAGAGGTGGTCGGAGGCGGCCCAGTGATTGCGGTTGAGGTCGCTCGTCTGGGCAGCGTCGTACTTCGCCCGCACCATCGTGGCGAGCGCGGCCTTCTGTGCGTCGACCGTCGCCTGGAGCGACGATCGGCTGCGGCCGCCGAAAATGCTGCCGAGAATGCCCACGCTTAGTGTGCCCCCGGGTACACGCACTGCGCCAGACGCAGGGAGCCGAACGGGCTGCCGGACGACTGCGTCCGGGCCTTCATGACGAACTCTGCGGCCGCCACCTGGCGGTCAAGCTCGTGTTGCTCCACCTCACCCGCGTCAGTGCGGGCGCGTCTCGGCTGGGCGAGATTTGCTGCGACAGCGTCGATCACGTCGGAGTTGTCGGACATGGTGAACTCCCGGTGGTGGGACGCTTCGCGTCCCTACCAACAGTGTACCAATGTTCACGCAACCAGCGTCACAGGAACTCGATCAGCGGGTGATCGACGTCCGCCTCGGCGTCGACTTCGTCCCAAAACTCTTCGTCGAGGTAGGCGGGCATGGCGTGGTCTCCTTGCCGCCATTTTACCCTACCGGTACATGCGTCCAGTAACGACGAGACTGCACACCAACTGTCACTTTTCGGCAGTTTCTGTGCGGCTGTTTTCTTGCAACAAAACTTGACGTAGCCGCTCCACCTCGGCCGCGAGCCGGTGGATCATGCACCTCTCATGCCTCGGCCACAGGTGGCACTCCGGCGAGTGCGTCCCGACACGATCCTCCTGCATCGATCGCCACTGCCGATAGTCGGCCAGGATGTCGTGAGGTCGTTTGCGACCGATATCATAGTCGATGATTATTGCGTCGGCTTTATCGTTCAGCACGGGGGTATACCTCGCGCATAGCGGGCGCAACCATTTCAAATCCGCTCGGGTTCGCGGCAAGTGTCAGAGTCGATCCTCATGAAAGCCTCTTCAGCAACGCGACGAGCGTTGCGTCAACGCCATATGGCCCACCAGTGCCAAGGTAGTACGCTATCGCCTCACGCTCCTCATCGGTGAGAATGTCCGCGTTTGCCGCATTGTCCGAGCCCGGACAATCGGCTTTTGCGGACAACGGCACCGTTTCGCGGCCGTCTAGCGCACCGTTTCGCAGCCGGTCGCTCACGTCAGTCACCCGTCCACCGCTGGTTTATCACGCCCTCGTCCGCAATCTCCGCGTCGGGCGTCGGTTGAACTCGACCGAGTGTGTACAGCAGCGTTTCCGAGACCTGGAACCCCAGGATCTCGTCCACCTCCTGCCGCCGCTCCGCGACGAGGCCCATCAGCCACTCCAGCGACGAGGCCGCCATCGGCTTCGTGTTCGCGTACTGTTCGATCACTGCCACGATGTCACTCCTGTTGCCACCGGACGGTCAGGTACGTTCCCAGAAAAGCCCCTGCCGCCAGCGGCACGACATACGCCGGGTTCGCCGCGTAGGTCACGACTCCGAACGCCAAGAGCGAATAGATCACCGAGGACAGGGCCGCGGCCCGAACCGCCCGCCGGTCACCGACCGCGATGATGTAGGCGGCATACAGAACGTCGATGACGACGTATGTCGCGAACACCAGCACGGCGGTGACCGGCGAGAAGTCGGAGGACATTACTGCGGCTCACCGTGGCACGAAGCCTTGGCGGCACGCTTGGCCGCTCGAGCATCCTGCCGGACGGTCTGCCGGGCCGCGACACGCTGGGCCACCGTCAGCCGGCCGTGGCACGCAGCCGCTTGGCCGTGGCAGCCGACAACCGCCGGAGCGGCCTCCGGCGATGCACCAGCGAGGGCCACGCCCACCAGACCAAGAAACGCCGCCATCGAAATACCTAGGATCGAACGAAACACGATCACCGTCCTTTCTGGGGAGAGAAATCACCGACCATACCGGCGGCACGCCCACCAGCGACCGTGGCCGAACGCCACGCCCTGGTCGATGACGGGCCACCCGTTTTTCGAGTAACAGCAGTTACTGAGAGCTGCGGCCGGCGTTGGGCCGGAGCCGCACCCCTCAAACCCTCTGTTGCCGCCGTGGTGGCCGACACGGCCTTGCCGGGCTTGGATCTCCGCGACGCCCTGGGCGGTCGAGGTGGTGCTGACCATCCGGCACTGACCGTTCGCACACGTCCGCACGTCCTGGCCGACGGCGACGCTGCAAACGAGAACCGCGAGAAGCGTAAGAAATCGCATCGTGTTTTCCTTTCGGAATCGAGGTGCAATCGAACCGTCCGCATTCTGCCCACTGGTGTACGGGCGTCAACCTCAGCCTACCTACCCATCTTGTCAATCAGCGCGGCACGTCGGGCCGCCATCTCCTCGCGGGTGATTGTTTTTCGCGGAGCGGCACGCGGAGGTTCGGCACCGACCGCAGACAAGCCGGAGAACGACGCCGCGACCGCCGCACCGACGCAACAGTCCCACCAGTGGTTGTCTCGACCAGGTATCTGCCGCCACTCGTCGACGATCCGCATCCGTGACTCCACCCTCACCGGCGTCTCGGCACTCATCTGCTCGGCAAGCATCTCGTGCTGGCCGGCGTGGATGGTGAACGCCAGCGGATCGCCGACCGGCAGCTTGCATCGCGTCGCCACGAAAGTCTTCCACGCATTTGTGTCGTAGAGAACGTGGCGCTGTTTCTGAATCGTCGAGGTCCGCCAGTTGGCACCGATCCTCTCGCCCCGATCCACAGCCTTGTCGCTGATACTCTGGCCCGACGCACCAACAAATCGCCCGTGGGTCGGCAGCACCCGCGGCCCCCACGACGATCGACGTGCGAAGTCTCGCACCACCCCGTGCGTCTGTGCCCAGTTGGCGTCCACGAACAACTGGCCGACCCGCAGAACCGCGTCGTCGTTCTCGCGGTTGATCTCCCGGCCGAGGATCATCGACGCCACCGACTCCAGCCCGGCGTGGATCGCGGCTTCGAGGGCCACGCCGCCGGCCGCTGACACGAGAGTCTTCTTGGCGTCGCGTAGCGTGTAGTACGCCCGGCCCTGCTCCGGGTACGCCCCGTAGGCCACGAGGTGCCCGCGGAGCTGGCTGCCCCACGCCACGACCGCCCAGTACAGGAGTTTTTCCTGCACGTCCACGAATGCCGTCAGCGTGTCGCACCCGCGTGGGCATACCCACCTGGGTATTTCGAGAACGCGACCGCGGAGATCCTCCGCGGTGACGCCGAGGCTGGCCGCCTCGTCCTTGATCGGGCTCTGCTGAAACTCTGAAGCGAACACGTCCGCACCGTCGTCGATCAGCGCGTTGTATGAGTGTTGAATCGCGGAGTGTTCAGCGTCGGGGTCGAAGCACGACGCCCAGGATACTTCGCAGCCGGCGTCCATCGCGGTGCGGTTGGTTAGGTAGAACTCGTTTGCAGCCTTGTGGGCACGGGCCTGGTCGCCGGGAATGTCCTTCGCGAACGTGCATCGCAAATCGCGATAGTGGCTCATCCACAAATCGTCGTGGCCGTCGGAGAACTTGCGGACCATCGGAATCCGCTCGCCCTGCCACGCGGGGAACCGGCTGGAGTCGAGGAGCTGGTCGACCATGTCGCCGGTCGAGATCACCGTGGCGTTGACCACGCACGCCATGCTGCGAGTGTGGCCGGCGAGTTTCATTACCGACTTCGTCAGAATCTCCAGCCGGTAGGAGCACTGCACCGGAGACCGGGCAGACTCGCGAGTCTGCGGGTCGTCAACGATCGTGAAGTCCGGCCGGAGCTGCCGGCCGTCGGGAGTCTTCCACCGCAGACCCAAGATCGATCCGGTGAGCCCGCGGCTCATGATGATCGAGCCGGACGAAGGCGAGCCCTTGATCGCCGGCATGACCAGCGTGTCCTTGCGCCACCCGATATGAGTCCGCTCGCCGTTGTACGTCTGCGAGTTGCAGCGTTGGGCCTTTCCCTCCAAGCACCGGACCGGGTGGCACACTTCGGGGAAGTCATCAAAGAGGAGGTCGTTGTCGGATAGCTCGGTGCGGACGGAGTTGATCGCCTTGTCGGCGAGGTCCGATTCTGCGGCGAAGATGCCGCCGAACTTTCGGTGGCCGTAGAGGATCGCCCACAGAAGGGCGTTCTCACTCACCGTCGATTTGGCGAAGCCGCGGTACACCGCGTTGATAAATCGGCCGCCGCCGATAATGCAGTCCTGGATGCGGGCGATCACCCGCTTGTGGTCGGGCGAGAATGGCGAGAGACCGGTCGAGTATGGGAAGTAGGTGGTGAGGAAAAGCTCAAGGTCGAGCCGGCAAGACTCGCGCCGGGCCACGTTCACGACCGGCGGGATCTCGCCTATGTCGGCACCGCGGCGGGTCCGCTCGCGGCCGCGCTCGATTGTCTGCTCACGCGCACGCTCGGCGGCAGCGACCTGGTGCTCCGGGGCGGATTTGGGCCTACCCATTGCCATGCCTCGCGTACCAGTGTGCGAGGAGTGCCGCGTCGGCCCGCCCGTCGTCCTTGACCCTGGCGAACAGCTCCGCGTGCCGCGGCCAGAGCCGGCTCGCCACCAGCCGGTGCTCGCCTTTGTCGCGGCTGACTCCGACCGCTTTCGTCCACGACTGCGGGCGGACGAGGGTCAGCGGGTAGCCGAGGGCCGAGATCACGCCCTCGACCAGGCCGAAGCCGCGGCCGAAGTTGAACGCCGAGGTCGCCCCCGAACCTTGCACGCCCTGGACGTGCTCGAGGACGACGTGGTTGGGTTGGAAGGGGAAGCCTCTTTGAACGAGGTGGGCCAGCCGGGCCGCGTCGATCACACGCTTGCCGCGGACCTCCGCGACCGGCATATCGAGGACGTGGAGGCCCTCGTCGGAGACCAGGGCGAGAGCGCCGGAGAGGCCGGGGTCGATGCCGAGGATGATGGTCATTGCGTCACCTCCACCACCCGCACCGTCCTGGCCCGCCCCTCGTCCCAGGTCACCCGGCCGTCGCGCCGCAGCCGCCACAGTTTTTGCTGCACGTCGGAATGGATCGACCCGATGACCGCAGCGATCTCCCGCATGGTCGGCGGATAGCCGCGCTCCGCGGTCAGGTCGACGATCGCGTCGATGACCGCGAGTTGCTTCGGGGTGGTGGTGGTGGTTGTCATGCGGGGCCTCCGGCTTTCTGCGACTTGATGGCGAGGAACTCAGCACGTCGCCTGGCGACCTCCGGATCCTCGACGGAACGCTTCCACTCGGCTGCGGCGTCAGCCGCAGAGCGGCGATCGTCCGGCCGCTTCGCGGCCTCGCGGTGGGTGCCGCCGCGGTCCTGGCAGTTGTTGAGCCAACTCGTCGTCAGCCATTTCCGCCAGTTCGACTTTTTCGCCTTCTTGGGATTCGCCTTGAGCCACTGGGTGGCCCGGGCCAGCTCGACCGGGATGTCCGCAGCCGGGTAGGCCGCGGCCCATTCGGCGAGGTCGGGATCGCTGATGCCCTCCCACCCTGCGCTAGCAGACCACCGGATGGAGTCGGTCGGCTCGGAGCCGGCCCGCGGAGCGGGACTGCTCGGAGCACAAGAGGAAAAGGGAAGAGGGAAAGAGGAAGAAGGAAGAAGGAAAGAGGCGCAAATCGCCGGGAAACTTCCCGGCTCCATCGTTGGATTTCCCGGCTCCATCGTTGGATTTCCCGGTTTTGCGTTTTCCTCGGGAAAAACCGCACTTTCTGCCTGAGCAACTACATTGCCGGGAAAAGCCGGGAAGTTTCCCGGCTCTGTTGTTGGATTTCCCGGCTCCAGCGCCGGACTTTCCGGTTTTCCTCCGTTTGGGGGCGGCAGGAACCCCTCTGACCGCTCTTCCGGGTGGCACCTTTGGTGCTCCCGGAACTTGGGTATTTCGAGCACCCGTTTGTCGCCCGCTTCGTAGGCGCGGACGAAGCCCTTGTCGGCGAGCTGCTTGAGCAGGCTCACCATGTCGCAGTTTTCGTAAGGGAACAGCTCGGCCTTGATCCGCATTGGGCGGTTCTCAAGGCGGCCGTCGCGGTCGGCGAGTGTCCAGAGGCCGATGAACAGGAGACGAGCCATCGGCTCGCACTCGGCCAGGTGCTCGTTCTTGTAGAACGACGGCTTGATGCTACGGGCGCGTGCCATATTCGGCCTCCTGCTCGTCTTCGTGACCAACGCAAATGTTCATGGGACGCTGCCTCACGCCTATGGCGTCCGCATCTTGGTAGATGGCATCAAAAACCATATGGCTATTACACGAGAACCATTCGCCGGCCACCCGATACTTGCGCAGGCTTTTGTGAACTGCCGACTCAAGTTCGTATGCCTCGCGATCGTCTCGGACGCGGCAAAAGCAAACCACGCGAAGCTGACTTGCGTTTCCTGTCTGAAGCTGTTTCATCCTCTTCTGCAGCGAAACCGCCTTGCCGACCTTGTGCATTGATCCGTCCGTGATCGCATACACAACAGTTGTTTCCGGGTTTAGTTTTCGCTGGCGAAGGATGCTCGCTACGTTGAGAAGCCACGCCGCGAATCGTTCACAATTTTCCGCAAAAAGAGGCTCGCCGTTCTGGATGTGTATGTTTACCGCCGGCCCAAAATCATCAAGCTCGTTGAAAATGGCGTAGCCGCTTGCGAACTCGTCAAATAAGTGACTATCCATTGACCACCTCCATCCTGGTCGGATCGGCCACGTCGACGAGGGCTTGAAGCTCTGAAAAGATGTCTCTACTCAACTAGCCAACCTCCAAAGCCTTGCCCCGGCCGTGCCGTGACCCTTCCGCCGGGCCGCGAATCCGACCGAAACGATCTGGTTTTGCTTTGCCAGCCCGGAGAACACGCTGCCGAACGCCCGTGCGTCGTGCGGCACCAGGCCCAGCCGCTGGCAGTGATCGACCAACTCCTCGCCAGTCATGGCACGCCCGCTCTTCGTGAGGGCCTCAAGGATCGCCGCACGGGCCGCGCCGGTGTCGAACGCCGCCACCCGCACCGCCTTCGCCGTGCAGGCCGCCGCGGGCTGCGAGAACAGCGGGAGTGCCGAGATCGCGTCGTCGGTAGACCATGACGCCGTCATGCCACCACCCCGCCGCGGCCCTCGACCGCATCCGCGATGAGATCCACCGTCACGTCGGCCGGCGAGTCGCCGGCTTCCCATGCAGCGATGAGCTGCTTCACCACCGCGATCACGACAACGTCATTTGCCATTTGCAGACCTCCATGCCGCCAAGGCGGCGTCCAAGTGATTCCTCGTGTACCGATAGTGCCCGTACTTTTTCTCCGGCCGCGGGAGTCCCGCGAACGCGAACGAGATCTCGTACCAGGTCCACGAGCACCCCAACTCGCGAAGCGCGTCGAGGATGTCGGACCGCCGGAACCACGTCCGGCGGTGATCGCCACGCATCTGGTCGAACTGTCGATACAACTTCATTTGCTCATCCTTGAGTGGTGCCGCGTGACGTGCGGCGGCCGGTCGGAGTCACTGGTCAACTGGCGGGAAGATTCGCCACCCAGCCTCCGGCTGCGGAGTTATGTCGCGACCACCGCTTGCGCTCTCCCCGCGGCCGATGAAGAGGCAGCCGCTGCGGCCGGGAGCGGCCGGAGTTTCGCGAGAACGTCCTGGAGGTTGGCTATCTGCTTCTGAATCTTGATCGCCGCTGCCTGGTCAGCGGCCTCCGCGGTCGGGCAGAAGCGATCCGCCAACTCGAGGTCGGTGAGGTGTGTTCTTTTGACATAGGTCAAGTTGCCGACGACCACCGTTTCGCCGCTGAATCGGTAGATTTCGCCGTTCGGGAAGACGTGGGTTTGGTACAGGGTTGCCATGATGGTTTTCCTTTTTCTGGAATGGACTAAAACGGGAGGTCGTCGCCGCTCGCGCCGGTCGCCGCGTCCGCCTTCTGTGTGGCGGTGCGATTCGCAGTCCGCTCGACCACGGCCTTCGGCAGCGGATCCGCGTTGGGCTTGTATCTCTCGACCTTGACGTAGTCGCGTCCGGCCTTGCTCACCGCGATCACCGTCTCAAAGGTCACTGCATGATCCTTCAACTGCGACTCGTCCCAGTCGCCGCGCGGCGGGTCGATCCTCGCCGATCGGCAAAGGGCCTCGATCGACCCCCTGCGGTCGCACGGGATCGAGTCGAACACCGACTTGATTTCCTTGGAGAAGTCGAGCCGCACCGTGAGGCACTGGCCCTCCGGGTTGTTCTTGCCCTTGGCCCAGTCCTTCGGCTGGATCTTCACCCACCCGATAGTCGCGACGTGCGTTCCCTCCGGGCAGAGCTGCTCGGCTCCGGCGTCCGACTGCGTCTCGCTCGTATCTGCAAAATCGTCCCAGTTCACGTCGTCACCTCGGGGTTGTAGGGCTTGCTACTGATCTTCACGATTCGGTCGGCGTCGCCCACAAGGGCGTCGTCGATGATGGACTTGGCTCGGTTGAAACTCACCGCACCACGCTTGAACGCGGTCGCGGTGTCCTCCACGATCTGCATGGCCGCCGCATGGCGGGCCTCCTCGTCACGTTCGACCTGGTTCATGCGGGAACCTCCTCGGGTGACAGAACTCCACGACGCTTTGAGATCGCGTTGCCCAGCGTGTTTCGCTGGCTCTCGGTCAGGTCGCCGGCCGTCACGGCGTCGTCGGCGTCGCCCTCGATCACGTCCAGCTCCTCAACCGACGCCGCGGCCTTGACGCGGTCGCCCCAGCCGGGCTTCGACGCCGGAACGCTCGCGAACAGCGGGGCCAACGCCTCGATGGTCATGGGCAGTTCCGGGGCGAGCCCGTAGCGGTTTTTCGCGTCCCAAGCGGCCGTCCGCTCGGTGTGCAGCACCCGCTCCTTGCCGCCCCGTGCCCTGGTGCGGCCATCCTCGCCCGCGACAAGTCGGGTCTTGTAGTTCGCGAACAGAATGCAGTCGGCCCACTCCTTGACGAGCGGCCCGCTCTGCTTGGTCAGCTTTAACTCAAACCGGTCGTAGCCCTCGTCCATGTCCGGCGGGCTGCACCGCTTGACGGTGGTGTGGCACACGATGACCACGTTGATGCCACGCTCCACGAGCGAGTCGCAGACCGTGAGGAAGCGACCGATGGCCTCCGCGACCATCGTGTACCCCTTTCCGAATCCGAAGTCTTCGATGCTCCGCTTCTGAGCCTTAGAAAGAAGGTTCTCGATGAGAAGCCGCTCCAGCCAGTCGCCGGAGTCGATCACGACCGTCTGGTATCCCTGCGAGTCGCGAGCCAGCTCGTGCAGGGTTCCCTCGGCCTCGAGGTAGTTCGTGATCGTCACCCGATCCACGTCGAGGTGGTTCGTGCCGTCCTCGGTGTCGAGCACAAGTGGTTTCGGGAACTGGCTGGCAAGTGTGCTTTTGCCGATTCCCTCAACACCGTGCAGCACCACCCGCTTTGCAGTCTGCCGCTTTCCCTTCGTGATCTTCATACTTTTATTCCCTCTTTTCGTGCCCACTCCTCCAACGCCCTCACGGCCGTGCGGACCATCCGCACGTCACCGTCAAAACTCCTGCTATAGCCCTCGACCGCACTGACACTCGTGAGCATCAATCGTGCGGCCCGGAGCAACTTCAACGCCCGGCAAATGCCCAGCGAGTGGCGGCCGTCCGCCGCTTTCACGCTGGCTCTCTTCGGATCGATTCCACTTGTCATTGATGACCTCCAGTTCGCTTCGTCTGATTGAGATGTGGGCTGGTGCTTCGATGCCCAGCTTGACCATTGGCCGACCGCCGCCCGCTCCGCGGATCTCCCGCACCACCACGACTACGTCCGGACCGATCTGGATTCGGTCTCCGAGGTAGCGATTAAGATTCAGCACGACGGCTCCGTTTCGTTGCCGCTTTGCCAGCCTTGGCTCGGCGGGGTGGTTCCTGTTCACGCCGCGGTCCCCGCGGCTCCGTTCCGGCGTGATCCGTCACGCCGGCATCCTGGTTGCTGGTGGCCGCGGTGATTGCACCGCCGTGCCACGGTTTTCCCGTGCGGTTCTGCCTCATCCGCACCTCGGAGAGTCGCCGCAGAGCCTCCGGCTCGCCGCAGAGAAGGTCGGCCATCCGGTCGGCGATCGTCTCCAGGTCGGCGATCGCCTCGCGCGTCGAGTCGTAGATGACCTCGAGATCCCCGGCGATCAGTCGCTGCTCGATGTCCATGTCGATCGTCTCGTTCAGCGGCAGTCGCCGAGTGCAGACGATCATGGCGGTCGCCATGCGGACCCGTAGGGTGCGGACGACCTCGCCTACGTCCCCCGCGGCTTCCCGAAGAGCATCCGCACGCTGACCGGGTCCGCGTCCGGCGGCTGGTATTCGCACCGGGTCACCCGACGCTTGTATTCCTCGTCCGGCGACCAACTCATCCGAATCGCGGCCGCGAGCAACTGAATCGTCGGCTCGGTGGGGTCGGCCTGATCGCTCTCTCGATCCTGGTATCGCTGCTGGTTGTCCATTGCGGCTTCCTCTCGTTTTGAGGGTCGCCGATGCTGCGGTCTTGCGTTTCATGGCGCGTCCCTCGCCTGTCGTTCCTGCCGATCACCGTGATCGGCACCTAGTTCTCGTGGGTGGGCCCACTGTACTGTTGTTCAGATGCCGGTCAAACGATTTTCTTGGTCGTGTAGGTCGGGGATTCGTTGCAGTTGGGGAGTTGAAATCCTTCCGGCGTCATGTCAGTGCGTTGTCGTACAGACATGGTCCGAAGAATGCCGACGTTGAACTGCGTGGTGCTGTTCGTCGTCGGCGGGGGGAAGTGTACGGTAGCGTACAGACTGGTCAAGGTCAGTTTGGGTTTTTTCTGACGACCGGATGAATCACGCTACTTTTTGCGTGATCGAGGCCCTCGCGGGCCGCCGCCGAGGGCGGGATCTAGGCTGGCGTCGTAGGTGCGGATGAACTTTGCGACTTCTTCCTCGTCGAACACCCACGCTCGAGCACCGAGCTTTCGCCCTTTCAGCACTCCGTCGATCGCGAAACGCCGCACGCTGGCGTCGGCCAGGCCCATACGCTTCGCCACGTCGGCGGTTGAGAGGACTTTGAGATGAGAGTTTGCCATGACCATGTTTCCTATCGTACATACCCCGTCGCGACAGTCAAAAACGTCAAAACTTGAATCTCGCCCGCCACTCCTCTAGAGTCGAAGTGGCCGGGCGAGAGTTGAAGTGGAGGCGAGGGGAGTCGAACCCCTGAAAGGGGTGATGTACTAGCGTCCAGTTATGAGGCAGACTGCCCGGCATCAACAACAGGGAGATGCCAGATGCGAGGGATGCCAGTCAGGGAGTTAACGACGAGATACGCGAGGGTGCGGGAGCTGAAGCCGAAGACTTTGGCTCTCTACGAGATGATGTGGGCCAGGTTCGAGCGTTTCCTTGAGCGGCCGGCGACGGTCGGTGATCTGAACGTCGACACGGTCTCCGAGTACATCGAGTGGAGGAAGGCCACGCCGGGGTGGCGGGGCCGATTGCCGAAGCCGGCCACGGTGCGGCGCGATCGAAATATGATCCGGGCGACGTGGGAGTACGCCGCTCGGCGAAAGTTTGCCGACGAGTTCCCCGAGGTGCCTCGCGTGCGGGTGCCGGAGTCGATCCCGACCGGTCGGGCCTACACCGCCGAAGAGGCGTCGGCCTTGATCCGCCAGGCGAAGCACCGGATCGGCAAGGTTGGCGGATTGCCTGCTCGCTGGTGGTGGCCGACGCTGCTCTACGCTGCGGTATGCACTGGTGAACGGTTTGAAGCGTTGACGAGCATCAAGTGGGCGCAGGTTGACCTCGAGCGGCACACGATGCTGTTCTTGGCGGACACTCGGAAGGGGAGCACGAGAGACATCGTGCGGTCGATCACGCCGCGGCTGGCGACGATGCTTGCCGAGCACCGGCGCGACGATGCTTGCCTCGTCTGGCCTTGGGATCGGAAGGGCCGGTCACAGTGGGCATCGCTCCAGGTTCTGTGCCGGACCGCCGGCGTGGAGTATCGAGGGCGAGGCTTCCACGGCTTTCGCCGGATGGCGGCGAGTTATCTGGCGGCCAAGTTTGGCAGGGGGGCGGCGACCGAGCTGCTCGATCACTACGACCCCAGACTTCAGAGGGTATATGTCGATCCGCTGATCTGCCCGTCGACGTTCAACTCGCTGGCGGGGTTGCCGGAGCTGGACATCGACGATTCTGAGCCCCCTGAGAGCGTTTCTCCGGGGTGATCGCCGCTAGGGGGTGGCGTCGGCCGCCGCGATCAGCGGCGGCCGTTTTGGGGCTTCTGGCGACGTTTGGGCGCGGACTCGATGATAGGGTGTCGT